GATGCGACGACTTGTGGCTATTGCAATTTAGGCAGCAAGCCACCAAATTTGTAGCTTGTGTCTCGCCTCCTTTTGAACGTGGGATAATATGATCTAACGTTGCGCTACGCCCCAGGGCTTCGTCGCAATATGCGCATCGACCTGACCATGCAGCGATTATGGTTTTGCGGAATCTGTGCTTAGTAGTTTTTTTGGTGACCAGTTCGGTGCCGTCGATGTGATGATCCACTGGTTCCCGCTACGGTTTGGATTGGATGTACGTACAGCGAACGCCTAGCTCATCTCATCTCATGGCTTCACCAGTAACGCCCACCCTGTTGCTGCACCGTCAGGCATCCAGCGCCTATCCCAGCGCGGCCTGCTGTATTTCACGCCAACGCCGTTTTTATTGCTGGTGTAGCCGCCGTTGATGAGATCCGCCTCACCATTGGGGTCGTTATGGATCCAATGTTCAACAGTAAAACCAATCACCACGCTCCAATGCCCACCGCCTGTTGGCGCGTTGTATGGCCCCTGATGTAACCAGCCCACCGCCACAGGGCGCCCAGCACGTAACTCAAGATCCAATAAACCTTGTGCTGCATTGGTCACGAACCGGGCTTGTAAACCTAAAGAACGCAGTGCCGCCAGTTGTGCCTGGCTGTCGGTGGTATCGCCAAATTTGCCACGGATGGAATTGTATTCATCATCGCTCTTTACTTTGCCGTAAAACTTAGCAATCATCGCGCAACTACTGGAGAAACATTCTCTATAACCTGTGCCGCTTTCGTTATCATTTTGCGCCTCGTATGGTACTTTCAACAGCACTGATGTTGCCTTCTTGCTTATGCCCCACAGTTTGCCTTCTGCTTCACGGCGGCGACGCAATCCAGCTTCAACGCTGCTGCCTGGGTTTACGTACAGCATCATTGCCGCTGGCACTGCGTCATAATCTGACTCGCGCAACGCCCTGGATATGGTCACGAAATCTGGCGCACCACAGAAATGCCAGCCGACGTTCCAGGCAAATGACACCAGCGCATTCTGGCGATTCGGTGCCAAGCTGCCCCAGCCAGGTACTGTCTTTGCTAGCGCTGGCACAACTTTGGTTTCAATCCAATTGTCAAGCATCGCGTCGGCATCTTCGCGGCTAATAGAATCACCTTTTTTTACCAGTGCATCATTAAGCGATGTGAACCCCCAGCCAATGGTCCAAGGCTTATCGCCAGTACCTGGATCGGGATATGCGTTTGACTCGAAACCTTCAAATTCGCGTATTAGTTTTGCCGCTGGCTCCCATATCAATGCGGGTTTTTGCGGTGGGTCGCTCCTGAACAACACCAAAAACTCGGCTTTTTGCTTGTCGTCAAGCTGGTCCCACGCAAAATTCCATGCCGCCATCTGGTGACCCAACGGCGGCTTAGACGTTGCCTTTGCTGCGGCTAGGAAATTGCTCATTAGCGGCGCTTAGGAAATGCCAACCGCGCAAACTGAAGCAACAATTGCAGCCAGCTATTAGATTTTAATGGTGACAATGCAATTAATTCACTACCTGCAGCCACAACAATGGCAATAGCAGCAACTTGGGAGGCGTCCACGAAACTGTGGCAAACGTCACATCCAGTCTAGCTGCTACTGCACTTCTAATTTGGTAACGCGATTCTCCACATGGTTGAGGCGCGTAAACATCTCGCGGTTACTTTGTTTTATGTCAACATGCAAAATTTCAAGCGACGATGCAATATGCTCTACCGCACTGGTCAGCCTCACGATTGAAGCAGATGCCTCTTCATTCCTGCGGCTAAAGCCCATCAGGCCCATTGCTGCAACGCTGATCGAAGCACCTGCCGCAGCAGCAAGGATTTCGATCACGGCTCAATCGGCTGGTGCACCTAGTCTAGCGAATTACGCGGGGTTATCCTTGCGCGTCAGATTGTAGCTGCTTGACCATTGCACTGAGTTCCTGTACGGCCCTGACTAGAACAGGAATCATGTTGGCCTGGGCGAAGGTGTATTGGTTTGGATCGTTGGTGTCAATCAGATTGGTGTAAGAAGCATCAAATGCCTCAACGGCTTCAAGCACTTCTTGTGCAATAAAACCAGCAGACGGCTTACCACGATCAACCTCGGTATTACGCAAGTTCCACTTGAATTTGCGTGGTTTCAATGCTGCAATGAAATCCAAACCTAATGTCAAGTTTTCAATATCTGTCTTATCACGAACATCTGATACAAACTGCCACGCCGATGCTGCACCTTGATATCTAGCGAGCACAGTTCCATTGCTAATGTTTACCTCATTGCTTACTGCATCACTACTAGATGAGCAATTGTGACCAATGCCAACGTTATTTGACCCTGAAGTGTTGGCGTTTAGAGCATTTGTTCCAATGGTAGTGTTATTATTGCCAGTTATTTTACTGAAGCTGGCGGCTCGTCCAACAGCCACGTTATCGGTGCCAGTGGTGTTTCCCGAAAGGGCGTAAGCTCCGATAGCCGTGTTATTGTTACTAGTAGTATTGTAAAGAGCATTTAATCCCATCGCGGTGTTATCGTCGCCTACGGTGTTCAAGGACAAAGTTTGAACTCCAACAGCAGTATTATTATCACCGCTGATATTAATTGGTAATGATATTCTTCCAATAGCAGTATTAGAAATGCCTATTGTGTTATCGTTAAGAGCATCAAATCCAACGGCAGTATTACTATCGCCAAGAGTGTTAGCCTGAAGTGTGCCAGAGCCAATTGCCGTATTATTGAAACCAGTACTATTAGTGTTCAGCGCATTAATTCCTGCCGCAGTATTAGAACTAATTGCCCCACCGCCTTTACCAAAAGTAAGGCTTTGAACTGTAATGCTACCGGGAACGATTACGATGCCGGCAGTTGTTAGTTCTAGATAATCAGTCTCGCTGCCAGAAACCATTTTGCTTAATTTAAAACTATGGTCAGCGCTGGTTTTTTGACCAAATATCCATTCTGCTACTGAGGCTTGATTGTATAAATGATATCTAGCTTGTCCTGCTGCAACTGGCGCTACATAAACATTACCAACGGTTGCACTTGCGGCTGATAGTGCCACATGTAGAGGCGCCGTCGGGGTGCTAATGCCAATGCCAATGCGGTCAGTGGATGCGTCAACAAGAAACAAATTAGCATTATTATCTCCTTTAATCCTAAAGTCATAATCTACGGTTGTGTCATTAAACACTACTTCCGTAAGACCAAATTCAGCCCGTTCAACACCATTGGTGGCAATGTTTAATTTATTGCTATCGCTTCTGAATAATCCAGTATCAAGGTCCCCACTGAAGGTAATGCCTGGTAATGCAACACTACCCGCTGTGGCCGCAAACGCACCAGTCATAGTGGCGCCTGCTAATGCTGCAAGGCCAAGGTTTACGCTGCCCAATGCGCCAACCGTGATGAATGAACTGTTGCTGCTATCTCGGATCTTCAGCAGCCCGGTCGTGGTATCAGCCCATAGTGAATATGCAACAGTAGTGGTAGGTGCTGTGCTGCCGCTATTAATACTAAGGATCGCTGATAGCGTGCTATTTAATTCACTGCGAAACGCTGAACCCGACTGGTTTGCAATGTTGTAATCAGCCTGTGCCATTAAATTACGCCTCCATAACCAACAGCAGTATAGGTGAAGGTTCGAGATATAGCCGCACCACCTTGTCTAAATTCGATGGTAAATCCAGTGCGTGTTCTATTTGTTACCGTGAAGTCTTCATTATGCGCCATGTCGTAGGGCGTGATCCCAATCGTAGGTGTTTCATAAAAAGCTTGCGCGAACGTTACGTTATAGGCTGCTGTTGATGTGGTGATTGCTCCTGAATTTTCTCCTCGTTGTTGCAATTCAATCACTACCTGCAAGTCTGATATTTGTATATTTTGTGATACGTCATAGCTTTCTGCAATAATTTTAAACTCAAAGCCACGGCCACGTATTATGCCGTTACTAAATTCGCGCCAGGTTCCCCAAGTTGGCGAGCTAGCTGGATTTGTATTTGTGGCACGCACATACATGGCAATATTAACTTTATCTGCAACCGCGCCATCAACATCTTCCCAACTATCAATTAAATCTGTGCGGCTATCCCACAGTGATATTGCGCTATAGCCAGCAGCGGTGATGCGCCGTTCAATATTTATATCATATATTGCGCCAAGATCTAACGGGCTATTGCCATTTAATGTTAATTTGTATTCGCCAACCGCTGTAACGCTAGTCAACAACAAAGCGTCAAATCCGCTGTTGTATGTCATATTTGTTTTGGTGCCAGTAAAATTTAAACTGCCTTCAGTAGTGACGTTGAATATCCGTAATCTTGGTAATGGCTTGGTTGCATCGGCAGTGATAGCTGCTGCCGTTTGGCTGCGCCTGCCGCCGTCATCTTCAAATTTTAATAAGTAGGTGCCAGATAGCAGCGGCACTTGCTTCTGCGTTTGGTTGCCAGCAGCAGATGAAATAATTTCTTGCGATGTATCCCATGCCGCACCAGATGTTGCAATATCGTGACGTATTAATACTTTGCCGCCAATCAATACATCAAGCTCTGTGCTGCGTTGCCATTGCAAGATTGCGCTTGATTCGTTTATTGGTATAAGTGAAACATCTTGCACATCGGCTGGCTTCTCAGTTTTGCCAACAGTGATAACCGTGATGTCTGCATAATCTGTTGATGGTATCCTTAATGGATTCAAGCTATAAACACGAATAAAGTAAGTGCCAATATCAGCATCTAAGATTTCGTATTGTGCGCTAGCAATATCTTCTATCTGCCAGTTACCTTCTGACCGCTTGTAATGTATTTGATATTCACTTACGCCACGCACAGGTTGCCATTTCACAAGGATTTTAGTTGATGCTCTATTGTTTGTGGCATAGAATATTTCTTCACTGTTTAAGCCAATTGGTGCATCAGGGCTGTCTTCAGTAATTGATATGTTTGGATTTTGCAGTGGCCGGTTTTGTTCTACATATTCATATTTACTAGAGTTATGAGCTAAGGCTGCAATTTGGTATTCAGTGCCATTATTTTCTGTTACTGAAAGCACACGCCATGTTGTTGCTTCAACATCAGTATTACGCAGCATCCAGATGCTGGCAACATTTGGCGCAACAGTGAATGCAGTTGATACCGCAATAACTGCACCGCTAACGGTTGCGATATCGCGTTCTTGGGTGGTGCCATCAGGCATGATCACAGATAACGTGGCATTAAAAGATTCTGTTACATCTGTTTGGTCGGTGTTATCTATTGTTATCTGAGTTGTGGTTGCACTAGTAATCCGGCCAGCCCGTCTAATACCTGATTTTAATGGATCTGCAATTTTTATCACCTGCCCTGGCCTTACGACAACGCCAGATTCAATGCTTGCAGTAAATGTAACAACTTCAGTTTCATATGCTTCCGAATACAAAACCCAATGGCCCAGCCTTGCCGCTTGGCCGCGACTAGTGCAGCCAAAGGCACGCAATTCAGTTTTTAGGACGCCATACTTTGCGATACCTGCGGCATCTTCAATTACTTCGTATGCTACATCTTGAGTTTGTAAATCAAGGTAGCTAACTACTGCTACTGTATGCCTAGTTTTAAGGCTGCTGCCAGCATAACTAAAGCCTTCTTCAGTGACGTTAGCCATGGTGAATAGATACGACGCATCACGCGGGGAATCTTGCGATATTGTTAACGTACCAGTTGACCAGAAAGGCATTACGCGCATAACGCTTGATAGATCATTTATTAACTTGTAAGCATCATCTTGGTTTTGTATTAATACATTACAGCTAAATCTTGGTTCAGTACCGTTTAATCCGTTAGGAACTAATGCTGAGGCATATTGCGAAGCAGCATAAAAAGCTGGCTTATCAAGTTGTGCTTCAACTAACTGCTGCCCGAACCCATACCGTGTGCTGGTAAGCAGGTCAAACAGGATCCATGCCGGGTCTGATGTCCACACCCGCGCATTTTCCGCCGTCAGCG